CATATCCGGCGCTCCAATCTTCGTAGTACACGGTCTCCCAGGTTGAATCTTCCGGTCTGCTGCCAACTACAATACTTTCTTCCGCTAGCGATATCCGGTCCATCCATGCTTCGGATTTATACTCTTGTATTCTAATATCTCCTGTTCTCAAATATGAACGGATATCCCCATCTGCAGGATCCTCATAGTCTCCCGCAACCCATCCATAGTCCGCAGATACAACCAGGTTATCATTCACTTGAGCAACAAGCGCATTGAGTACCGCAACATCAATCTTCGCTGCAGTAATAATTCCCTTCTTTAGATCAACCGCATCGATCGGTCTTGTAGTCGCACTTGCCGATGCACTCCAGTCGCTCAATACCAAAGGCGATCCTTGTTTCACCCGTCGCATCCGGTAATAAAGTTTAACTCCTACCGGCTCGTCTTCTGTTCCCCCGAACGGTATATTTGTATGTAAAAATAAATCGGTTCCAACCGTACCAAATCCACCGGATACTCCTGTCTTCCAGTCTACACCATCCAGCCTTGGCTCGTACCAATTTATTTTATTCGCTGATACCTGTACATGATAATAATATTGTCCAGCAAGATCGGCTTGTCTGCTTGCCATAACTGCTATAGTTCCAACATATGCAGATACCGTAAGGACAGGAACAGAAGGCGTTATCTCTCCACCTGTAACCGGAGCAGAAGTAATACTTATCCCTACATCGTCATATTCTCCTTCATTCCCGGCAACATCAACCGCTCGCACCCAATAAATGTAAGTATCAAGATCAGCCTCAGCGACATTTATATAAGTACCGCCCTGGCTAGCAATCAATTCAGTAGGTTCTTCTGTCCCTCTCCATATCTCATAATATGCAACCGGAAACGTGCCCGAACTAGGCGCTGCCCATGCAACCAAAACATTTCTATCTACTGCCCACCCGGTTAGGTTCTGCACTAGCCCCGGAGCACTTATTGTAATATCCGTATATGTAGCAACTGCACTTTTATTCCCGAACCGATCCGCTGCCTTTACCATTAGCCGATAAGTTCCAGCCGTTTGTTTGTCCCATAGATATGAGAGCGCCAATCCATTGAACAGCTCTTCCCCGGTTTCCCAATCAGCCCCTACTCGTAGCTCGTAATGATCCAGGTCAACATCGGTAACCGCTGCCCATCGTATCTCTACTCCTTCAATACCCCGGACAGTAGCAACAACGCTTGATATATCTTGCGGTGGCGCTGTCTTCCCTGCAACCGTGTGATAATTCGTCACCCAATCGGAAAAAGTTCCATTCGTTCCAATAGACCGAACGCCTATTTCATAATCAAATAGCTCTTCAACCGGACTGATCCATATTTCAACATCCGATCCTGGCGCTTCAACTGTCGTATACTCATGATCGGTATCTTTTATCTTATACCGCAGTTCAAACTTCTCTGCAGGTATCGCACCTCCTCCATCTCGAACCGCAACCAGAATTCTCGCAATAAAGCTCCCATCTGCCTGTAACTGCAATACGGTTCCATCGCTTCGGATACCAATGATGATCGGACTTGCTACTCGATACATCGCCTCCGATGGTACTGTAATCTTAGATGTCCATTCCGGTATCACTTCTGTATCTGCTGTATAGATGGCTTCGTTATACTCGACAAGACTAACTTCTGCTTTCAGATCCGCCTTTGGAGATATCGCAGCAACTAAGCAATCGATCGTCTCAAGTCCGGCTTCACCGAACGAATATAAGTCTCCTACCGATATACTTCCAGCAGCAAGAGGAGTAGAAAAAGTAACTGTATTATATTCACCAGCAACGGTTTCAACTGTTTTATATATCGTTCCATCGACAGTTCTAAATCGTACCACATAACTCTTCCCGGCTTCCATTGGCATTCGTTCATCACCCGTGAACCCGACAATCTCCCCTTCCTCTTCTACAAGTTCTTTCACCCTCCCAGCGCAAAGACCGACAAGGATCACATCATGCGTAAGCTTTACCCTGTCCCCTCTCGTGCAAACAATATGCTCCCAGTCTGTCTCAAACGTAAAAACTTCCGGTCTTAATATGGCTTCTGCAAAACGATATCGTGCAAACCTATATACCTGATCACTTGATGTTATGAATTTAAAATTTATTGTCTCAAATTTCGTTGCATTGGCAAGACTATACCCATCTCGATAAACAATTCTTTGATCTACCTGATAGCCTACTGCTGCATTTACAAAATCGCATTTTATCGCATGCGGAACATCCCGAAATGCTCGCACCGCTTTAAACCCTGAAACATTTCGTTGCGTAAATTGTTGGACAATTTCATCTTGTTCTTTATCGATTACAACCGAATATTTCCCATCGACCATCAACGGTGATGCTCGCCCTGTAGTCGCAACAACCCTAAGAGCCTCAAGCAATGTCATCGCAGAAGTTATGACACCGTTACATTCATATCCCTTTTCATCGCACCAAGTATACCATTCTTCAATTTTTGCCCAATCAATTTTTGCATCTTCAACAGGGCTACTATTTGCAGCTCCTCGCAATAGCCATAAAAATAAGGCTGCCGGGTTGCTCGATACGGCGCTTGACTCCCATGATCCGGGCCCGCTTCCAACTCCTGAATATACTGGAACGATTGATTCGGCAATACAAGATAGCGTATCAATAATTCCTTGCCAATCACCCTCAGCTCCTACAGATAAAGCCATCCGGACAATTTTACTTTTTGCATTTGAGCTTATATTATCATCAGCCTGTTGCGAAGTAATCGCTTCAAAATATACCTTGTCATATATTTTCGTGTCGTCGCTATCTTCTGTAACACGAACAACCTTAAACGTCCATTGTCCTCTGGTTGACATCGCATATTCTAGCCCAATCCTCAAACCCTCCGCTTTACTACCTGAAACGCTCTTTGATCCTATCAGCGTATAGCTTCCATCTGGGGCCCCAAATGGCTTGCAATATATCTGTAAATCAACTGTCCTACTTTTTTTCTTCCCATCGCTATCGAACCGAACAAGCCCAGTCGGAAATAACAGATCGATAAACACTCGATCCGTGCTTGGTTCACTCGACCGAACAATTCCTCCTTCCGCATGAGATATTTCCACATTAACAAACTCGGTACTTTCCTGATACGGATAAATTGACATCCGTTCTTGATCATACCTCAGCTCAATACCAATATTTTCATAATAATTGAGTACTCTAGAGCATCCATATGTCATCGACCATCCGCCCGCAAATATTTGCGTTTCCCCGATCCTTACATCCGATATCCGCAAGGCTCCATATCCGACAGTAAACAATTCCCGAATTATATTCCCTTTTCCCCATGCGTAATTTGTACCTGCTTTAATCGATGGAGGAGCTATCATCGGAGGCGCTATATAATGTTTCCCAAGCACAATTGGAACCGGAGCGCCTTGTTGCAGTTTATTCCTTGTTCCTCGTATTTGATCCGCACCTGTCGGCCGCTCCTGGCTGCTAGTCTTCGGAAGATCAAACGATGGCACAAACCAGCCATTATCTATCCCGTATCCAGTTATGAACAGCCCAGCCCCAAGGCCAAGAAGCGTTAAAGATAGCCCGCCCGTGAAAGCTGCAGATACAAGCGCAGTCATCACAAGAGCAGTACCCGCAACCATCATCCAAGCATCAACCGGCAAATCTCCCGGTATAACTTTGACTATTACAATATCCCCGGACTCAATCTTTTTCTTTTTGTCGCAAGTCTTGCCGTCAATCGATACTACACAATGCTCAGCCTCAACCTTGCAAAGCTTCAGGCATTCTTCAACCGTCTTTCCTTCTTGTATATAGACGGTTTCTTTTTTCGACTCAAAAATATTTCTCTGTATTACTATCTTTGCCGACACCTGTAAAATCCTTCTACCTTATGACGTAAAAATGTATTATCAACCAACTGCACAACCGCACCATTTTCTTTTTCGTAGTGTATCATCCTTTTCCCATCTATCATCAATCCAACGTGGACGATATTTTCTCCTCTTCTAATTGCAACTAAATCCCCAGCTCTTGGCTTCCCGATACGATCAACCGATTTCCGTATAACCTTCAAAGGCGGTACTTCTATCCCGTACCGTCTCCTAGCTTCTTCTTTTACGAATTCATAACAGTTCATTGCCACGCTCCTGGAAAATCATTTGCGTTTATTGTGAGTGCTGGTATTTGGTACTGCACCCGTTCCTCATAGACAAGTTCACCTGATATTGTGCTGGCATCGTAGCTCACATTTCTAAGTACCATATCAGGTAGCGATACTTCTACAATATCCGGGGTGTCCGACAACACAAACTTGACGCTGACATTTGGCGGACTATCGATTGATCGAACCGCAAGCGTTATCTGTCGATCCACATTGTCCATAACAAGGCTTACTTCTTTGATCCGACCGTTTTCCTCTTCCGGGAAAACAAGCGCAAAAAAATAAGGCAGATATGTTTCTCCTCCGCTTGTTACCGATTTTGTATCATTCACCAACCGGATCGGTGTCTCAAGGTCTGGATGCGTGATCTCAATCAATGTCAACAGTGCTTGATCGCTGTGCTGCGCAAGTAACGCCTCATGAAACAATGCACTTATCGGTCTACTCATGGCAGTATCTCGATCTCAAACGTGACTTCATAATATGTCCCCTTTCTCGAAAACGTTGGCGGTTCAACTATCCTTGCGCTTACCGTTGACCCTGTAAGCGGATCCGGATAATCAATAATTTCTGACCCATCTCGTGAAGTTGTCTTGTAAAAAGTATCAAACGTAGCCATCTGTGAACTAGACAGGATATACCGCACTCTATATCGAGTACTCACAGCCGTATACCTTAATCGTGTTTTTGCAGGGCCAACGTCCGTTTCTGTTCGTATTACACCGGATTGATACGTCCCACTTGTCCCTTCGAGTAGCGGACGCTGTGGTAAAGTGGCCGGCCAAGATACTGACATCCTACCTCCTTACTCCTGCATATGACATGCCATACCTGCTTTTCATCACACCATCAAAGCTCCCTCGTGCCATCTCTTGCGCAACCTTCCCAATCACAACATCAACAACTTTTGTCCCATCCGGCAATACTGTTTCTCTCGTCTCAGCCTTAACACCGCTATTGTTCTCTATATTTACAACCGTGTTGTTTTCTGTAGTACTTGTAGTATCCGACGTCTCTTCTCCTGCTGCCGCATTCGCAGCGCCTGCCGCAAACCCGGACACTCCGGCCATTGCAATCAGTGCAAGCCCTAGCGGCCAATTCCCACCGATGATTGCCATCAACCCAGCCTGTAAAAACATATTCGGTAGTGAGTTCAATATCTGCAGCCCAAGCTGTCCAAGCGCAGCCCCTACATCATCTATCGATAACCCGGCGTCGTAAGCACTTGCTCCTAACTCTTTCATGGAGTCAACAAATCCGGTAGCAGTCGCCCGGATCATTTCGTCGTTCATCGTCTTCATGGCATCGCTAAGTTCATAGATGTCTTTTGCTGCTTCTTTCCCTGTTGATCCGGCGGTCAAGTAAGGCTCTAAAAATCCTTTTTCAATCCCTGCCGGTTCTTCAACGGGGAAATTGGCATATCCCCCTGCCATCATCAAATCCATCACTTCTTTGTACTCAAGCGGTAAACCTAACAACCTTTTTCTTACCGTTTCAAAATTTCCTACCTGTATATTTTCAATTCCAGTAATAATACTGGCAATCGTTTCTTTCTGTTTTGTAGCCGATTCTCCTATACTCTTTTGTGTAGCAAGTCTTTCTTTTGCAATACGTTCTGCCTCTTTTTCTTTAACAGCAATTTCAGCCATAACTTTTTCTAATAACTTCCCGTAGTTCTCAGCATCCTTCCCAAGAGATATACTCAACATGCCACTCGCATCATTTTTAATACTCGACTCTAAATATTGTATTTCCCCCCGCAATGCCTCGGCATATCGCCTTAATACTTCAACTGACATGGTCGATAGCTCGTTCTGTTTTTTCTGCACCTGGCTAAGTGCGGCTTCATGGCTTATCAGTTTTGTCGCAAGGTTAATGACTTCTTTTATTCCATCAATCAACGGGCCCAACGATCCAGACAATAATTCACCAATTGCTTTTTTCATATCGCCGAATGCATTGTTCAACTGAGTAATCTGCCCTCTCAATGTATCCCCGGCAGCTTTGGCAGCTCCTCCCATTTGCTGCTCGACTTCTCCAAGGATCATCTTCTGCGCGCCCAGCAAATCATTGCTCTCAACTAGCGTTTTGATCATCTTCTCTTGTTCATCCGTGAACTGGACACCGGCACGACGCAAGGCCCCCATCGACTCGACCGGGTCATTTAGCGCCTTGCCTAGCATCATCGTTGCAGATTTTAAATCCATTCCAAACACAGTAGCCATATCTTGCGCCGCCTCGATCGTTTGCGGAAACACATCATGGCCGATGTTCCTAAACGTCGCTAACATGGCCATTGCGGATATAGTTAGATCGTCACCGAACATTGTTGTTTCTTGCAACCTGGATGCCATGTCCTGCAGTTCTCCGGTTGTGTATCCAGCTGATCCGCCGGTTGCTTTCAGAACAGAATTTAAGTTTGTTACCTGCAATTCATAATCGGCCCAATCGTTTATAGACTCACGTACAAACTGGTCAATTTTTTGGAACGCCTCTTTCGCAATTTGCGCAATCGCAGTAAACCCAGCACTAGCCGCACCGATCTTGAGAGCGAATGAATCCATATTTAATTTTGCAGATTCAGTATTTACCGTTAAATCATACTCTACTTTCTCTGCCATCCGGCTCTCCTATTTTTCTGATACTCCGCTTCTGCTTCCGCTAATGCGTCCAGTTTCCATAGTACAATCTGCGGCCAATCACGCCATCCCGCCTGATACGGTTGTCCATATCTCTTGAACCGATAGTAATCATATACAACGGTAGCCCACTCAAGAATGATCTCTTTAATGTCACCCCTTCGTATGATCACATCGCCTATCACCATCTCTCGATCAACTTCTCCCTCTTCAACTTCATAATCCGCCCATCCTTCAACGATTAAAAGATAGGCGGTTTTCAGTTTTTTAAGTCTGGCCTGTTGTTGCGAGTAATGAACTCAATGACAGCTTCCTGATATAGCTCCATCATCGGATATGCGAGAAAATCCCGTGCAGTTTTCACCTGCTTCCCGTTTACTTCAAGCCCTTCGATCGATATCACCGATGACTCGAAAATCTCACGATCTTTATAGTTCATCACGATTCGGGCTTTCTCTCCTTCTGTTACGATTTCTTTCTGCAGATACCGCCCCCATTCTGATGCTGATAAATATCGGCAGTGAAATATCACCGGAGAACTATCTTTGTCATTGCCCCGCCATTTCGGAACCCAATCATAGAACTCTTCAAATAATACTTTCATTACGGCGTACCATCCTCATAATTAAGTTGACCTGCAGCATCAAAACTGAACTGCACTGATACTTTGCTGGCTACCTGGCTTCTTACAGACGCACTCCTAAGTACACCCGATCCATACCAGTAAGAACTTGTTCCGGTTTTCAAGTTCAAGAGCACCGCCGCCAATGTTCCATCCTCGAATTGATCAAGCAGTGCCGCTTGCATCGTATCCGACCTATCGAGAGTCCCGGATATATCTGCCGTCCAGTCCCGGAACACATTCACCCTGACAGGCCCAGAATCTCCATATGCTGTAACCTCCTCGTTTTTCGTGCTCAGGTTTAAAGTCCACGAATCGATGAAAGTAACAGTGCTTCCGCCTATTACTACCCCGCCATCTTTTCCTAATGTAGCCGCCATAGAACCTCCCTAACTAACTACAACAATCCTTGCTCTGATTATAGCACCAGCGCCCGATCCTGCCAACGGCCAATCATCAACGCTGATCGTATCTGATACTGCATCTTTACACGCAGTCTCAATTGCGGTTATACATGCATCAACAACCGTCTTCAATGCTGTCACCGAATCAGTCCCACGGTTTGACATGCAAATAAACTCAAGTTCAATTTCTTTCTCAACGCTACTCGATTCATACCAAGTATCCAATGTCCGCACCGTATTCTGATTCGCAACAATCACATCTCCAACCGCCTGTAAAGCAGTAAGATCACCATCGCTTACTACGGTATAAGTAGCCGACAAACTCGATACAACCGATTCAAAAATGGTTCGCTCCCATCCCATACTATCCCCCTAGCAATTCTTTCAGTACATGCTCAAGATACTCTTTCATAACCGGACGATATTTTTTAACAACCGGCCACAAATACGACCGTTTCGGTATATTCTTTCTAGGATATCCAAACTCATGCACCGCAGCATATTCGGCATTACTGTTTACTTTAACACCAACTGATACATTGCCTTTACTTAACGCCTTCCGTTTTAACGATCGTCTCAAATATCCTGTATGCGGTTGCAACGTGGCATTTTCTTCACTGCCTACTCCTCTCGGCATTTTCGGCCCACTTAAATGCTCAAGCATCGATTCGCTGATTATTTTCCCGCCGATCTTTAAGAATTCCTTCTCGATCTCGGTATTCATGCTCTTGGAAGCTTTATTTATTCTTTCCTGCCACTCTTCCGGTTTCATCTGCTTTTATACTTCTCTATACACCGCTTCACGATATCGTCTACTTCATCTTTTACCGTAATCGATCCGCCGCCTGAAAAACTTGCAACCGATTCTAAGTTTTTCGCCCACTTGTCGAACATCCTCCGTATCAGATAGAGCGCACATATCTTGATGTCATCCGGCACTCCATTGATCCCGCCTTTGTATACAACCTTAACCTCGCACCGTTTCGCAAACTCAGCATCAAAAACAAGAATCCCATTCTCTTTGTCAAGCATATAATCATCGCTGTTTGTCTCGTCTCCATCGATTGTTAAGCTAGTTATACTTGCAACCGGCCATTGCTTCAAGAGTAACACCCTCCCGGTATCAAGATAATACAGTTCTGTCTTTTCCGATTGCGAAAATGGCCTTCCGACTTCACCAAGGATATACTCGGTAACAAAGTTGATCAATAAAGTAAGCATATCGTCATAATCATCATAATCTTCTGCTATCTTTACCTTGCAGTATCCTTTTGCTTCATCGAGTGTAACCAGCGCATCTGCTCGTATCGTTACAGCCATATCATCCTCCTATTTGAGATATACAATCTCTCCCGGCTTAATCGGAACATTGTAGTTGCATTTTGAGCACAATCCGCTGAACTGTCCTTCCGAATGTTCGATCAATTTAAACAGCCGATTTTTGTTCACCACCAAACTTGACAAATCGTCAACATCAAAAACGTTCCCAAAATTAGTTGCCTGATAAAAATCGTGGTTACATGATACCACTTTCCCGCTAGGCATAATAACAAGCATAGAAAGATAATCGCAGACAATCCGATCCTTATCTTTCTGCCGGAACAGCTCAATGGTTTTGTCTTCTTCCATCTGATTATCGTATTTATACGATACCCGTATTCTCCCCGGAAAATCATCAAATATCTGAATCAAGTTTTTCTCTGTGCCTTTGTTTTCTTCATAAATTAGACAGTGGATTTCCGCTGCCCTGAGTTTTTTTATATCTTCATATAATCGCTTAACATTAGATATCGTCTTGTCAAAATCAAGCCCGGTAATCCGTTCATAGGTCTCTTTCGTCCCGCCATTGAAAGAGATAATCAGCAAGTCAACATCCGGTACTTCGTCCATCTTCCCGGAGTTCGTGGTCAAAATGGTAAACTTGTCTCTTTTCTTAATGATGTCAAGCAGCTTTTTTTTATCCGGATAATTAAACAAATCGCCGGTTCCATTTAATAAAATCCGGCTTACTAAACTTGAGTTATTAAGTTTCTCCCATAGTTCTTCAAACCGTTCTATCGGCATATCCTCTTCCGGCAACGTCCATACTGGACATGTCATACAATGTGCATTACATCGAGTAGTTACAGTTATCTTTGCATCCACTGACTATACCCCTCCTGCACAATTTCCATAAACCTTTGTGCGCTTTTATCCCAGGTGATATCCTTCCTGATCCGCTCCGCTGCTCTCTTCCCCTTCTCAAGTGCAGTATCGTAATCTTCATAAACCTGTACCATCCTTCGTACAAGATGATCAACGTCTGCGCTTGCTGCCTTTGTCGCAAGGTCAACTCTCCACCCTTCCGGTGTCGGCGTCATCGCTTTTATCCCCGCCATTGTAAACTTGAGAGGGTACCCTTCTTTCCCGGAGATAAAATCAACCTGCCCACCCCATCCCGTATAAATGCACGGCAACCCGGTTGCCATTGCTTCAGCTAGTGTTAGCCCGAATCCTTCCCCCATCGTCGGAAACAGAAAACAATGCGCCGTATGATACAGTCCCGCCAATTGATCTACAGGAAGGTCTCTTGTATCAACCACTGCATTGTCTGCCGTAAATATCCGTTCTCTTGGCATCTTTTGATATATCGCTTTACCGTCTTTATATCCAATGATCCGCTCTTGATTGTCAGTCAATTGTGTCGTCTTCATGATCAACCGGCACTTGTTGCCGATCTCTGGATACTCATTCATAAACTTTCCCCACGCAACAATCGTGTGTACGTATCCCTTCCTCTCGTTCGATGCGCCAACCCATAAATACGTAAACGGGAACGATTTTTCCCGCTTCTTATATACAAACCTTTCTACATCGACACCTTCCCAGCAAATATGGATCGGCTTGTCGGTGTACTTCTTGAATAGCCGTTCATTCTGTGAAGACGGAACAACAATTAAATCGGCGTCATTAACTTTCGGAATCCAGTTGTTCGGTATCTCAACGCACTCATACATCGTATAGAGCACATTAAACATATCCCCTGTTTTTTTCTTTACTCGTTCGTAATTACCGGCCGGTATAATGGTAATCGCAACATCTGCATGCTCTTTATCTTCTACGATCTCTACTCCCATCTTTTCAAGCGCTGCCCGCAGGTTTTTTTGATGAACTGTATATCCGTATCCAATACCCTTCAACTGCAGGACGTTTGCCCAATATAATTTCAGGTTTCTTTTAACTTCCACCGTTCCAGCCTCCGCCCACAACTCGGGCATTTATTTTTTGCTTGCTCCCCAATAAAGACACGGTGGCACCGTGTACATCTGTAGACAGTAGCCACCGATTCTTTTCTATCTTCTGGCATAACAAACCGATACCAGAAGGTGGCCTTATAGCCACCTTCATACTTATCGCTCATGTCGCTGCCGTTACAATTCGGCCGTAATATCCAGGCAATGCATGCGCAAACGCCCACCGGGTGAACATCAGGAACATCGTCTGGTACTTCGTGGACTTGGAATAAGGATCGACAAATAGTCCAACGTTTGCGAGACGTTCTCCTATCCAGAATCCCCTCAAGTCTCCAAATACAACAAATCCTGCCCCTGGAGCACTCACAGAAGGCGCCTGCTCCGGCATCCTTACCGGGAAGCCAAGCAACTGATGCGGGGCCGCCATCACCATGGACGGTATAAAGAGTAATCTACCTTCGCTATCTTTCAGTCCATACAGATACGTCCATGCCGGCGACCGGTGAACGTAAAACTTCGCATTCCCAAGCCGACTGGAAGGTATCTTTGAGATAATACCGCGCAAATCTGACTCTAGTATCGAACTGAAGTTGGTACTTCCCGAACTGAATACTTGAGAGTATCCAGCAGAACGGAACACCGATGAACAAGGACTACCAGTACCCATGAAGACAGCAGAATCCACCTTCTGCCCGATTGCCTCAGTGAACTGCGCAAGCAATACCCCTACGATCCCGCCCGGAACCCCGGTATCCTGTACCAACTCGTTAGAGGATACAGAATATCCATCCATCCTCGATGCGGTGAGAGTAACCTGGTCAAACGTCGGCTCCGCCTCTGTCGCAGCATTCCCTTCACCCGTAAACGCAACGGATACCTTGGTCAACTCCCTCGGCAATGTCATTACATCCGATGTCATATTTATCACTGTACAATCCTGTAATGCAATAGACGCTTCCCGGATATAACTAAGTAATTCCATCCGCTGCTCGTCCGGTACAAGGTATCCACCGGTCGAACCAGAACCACCGGCCATTTCCGCTTTGGTGATCGGCGACTCAATCGCATTTGCATACAAGTCCGCAAATACTTTTATCAGTCCCTCAAACTGCTCCGGCCTTGCTTGAGCAATCGGTATAACGGCTTTTAGGCTAGGCGATTCGGCAAATTTCCGCATCGCAAAATCTTTGGCTTTTTCGATCGACAACCCCTTATAAAGTCCAGCAGAAGTAACCTGGATCGAACCGAATCCGGTAGACGCTTTCTTCTTGTCTTCAAGAGCTTTTTCGTCAGCTTTCTTTTTTTCCTCAGCCTGTTTCTTCTCCATCTCTTCCCGGAGTTTCTTCTCGATCTTCTCCGCCTCCTGCTCCCGTATCGCTTCAATCAACTGCTCATGAAGCGCCTTGAGTTCTTTCTCGTCGTCGGTCTTTTCGATCAACGACTTAATTAACGCAATCTTATCCATACTAATCTCCTATAATATGCACGTGCCTTTTTATCCGTTCCGCAACCTTCCCAACTTCCCGGCTTTTCGGTCTCTTGGTCTCGTCGCCTCCGGTGGCACCGCTACCATCATTCATCTTTTCGTCAACTTTATCAATACCTAATTTCCCATCCAAGGATCGGATAACTACCGCCCGTCGATTTGCAGGTACCGGTACAGCTGATACTTCCAATAGCTCAACCTTCTTGTACCGATTCCCCCCTTTTTCTACGGGCTCATATTCCAACGGAATCACACCAACAGAAAAAGCGTTCATGTACCCGTTCTCGTATAGGTATTTGATTTCTTTTCCAAACTCGGTTTCCGCAAACTTTATCTTTAGCTCAAGACCGTTCTGCGTTATCTGCCCATCTATCGCCTTCCCAACCGGAGGCTCCCAGCTGTTATGCGCAAACAAAATGACTGGGTTTGTATTAAGATACTCCTGCAGATTGCTGAACGCTGTCGGTTCTATGATATCCCCCTGTCTATCTTGATCTTTCGTCGATACAACCGCCCACATCCCCCCGTCATCAGCTTTGCGCAAATATGCTTTAAATCTAACAACTTCGCTCATAAACCCTCCCTAATCTTCGTATATCTCGGCAAACACACACCGGCAGTTTATCACTTCCTCCGGCGCTCCGCTATCATCCATCGGATACAGCAACCCGTTTTCAAACCGATCGCCACACTTCACCGTTTTTCCATCGAGTGCCATATGCGAATCTCTTACTCTATCGTCTCGGCTTGATACCCACATGATCTTTTTCATCCCGGCATACTTCCCGGTCTCCCACTGTGATTCACTATAGGCTCCATGTACTTCTGTCCTCGCAATCGTCCTGGCCCGGTTCTTGTTGACTTCCATTGAGTCTTTTATAGCATCCCGTACTATCTGCGCACGCTCCGACTCCGGGACTCCTTCCTGCATGGCGTCCAGTAGTGCTTGCTTCAACTTGCTTTTTACCTCTTCCCTTCCGGTTTCATTTATGCCTTTAATCTTACGCATCCGTTTTGCAAGTATCGCCTTTTCCATCTCACTCGGTGGCGTCCGGTCCCGAATACCCATCTTTAATGCTTTCTCCATCGGCTCACTCATGATCCGTTCAATCGTTGCATCGTCGAACGCTTCATCAACCCACCGGTAGCTATCTTCATCTTCCGCTTTTGTGACACAAACAGCAATCGCTTTCTCTGTCGCTTTACGTAACAATTTTTGTTCAACATCGTGAAAATAGTTTTTCATGATCCTTGATACCCGGCCGAACAAAGGATAGAGCACATCCATTTTCTCATGCCATTTCTTGGCTCGCTGCGCCTTGAGTACCTCCTCTACATCAACCGAACCTTTTACAGCTTTTTTTATTCCCGGCTCTGCGCTTTCAGAAACAACCTGCATAGATGATCCATATCGTTCCTCAATCTCCATGTCATCCGGGAACCCAAGATCAAGCCTCCGGTTGATCTCAGCAAAAGGTACGCCGATCCCATGAAGCTTTACCGCCGATTCAATTTTTTGTAGAAACTCTTCGTTCAAAACGTCAATCGCCCGGATATCGAAATACCCCCGGACTCCGGATTGATTGAACAGTGTACGGTTAAACTTCATCTCTATCCGTGCCATAATCGGTAGCAAAGTCTTTTTCCAATAACCAAGATCTGCCGTTCTACTCGTCGCAAAGTTGATATCTTCGTATGTCTGTAACTCCTGCTTCGGCACACCGAACACCATCGCAATCTCTTCTTTCGAAAACTTCCTAAGCTCCAAAAACTGCATATCTTTTAGTCCAGGCGTACCCTGTCCTAGCTTAACTCCGCCATCAAGAAGCATTGCCCGAAAGGCATTAGCCGATCCTTTCCGTGCATCAATCAACTGCGCCTTGAGTCTTTCATACTGTCCTTCTGTAAGTACTTGATCCGTTGTATACACCGCTCCCGGTGTCCCGTCGTTTTTAAAAAACCGCCGGTTATATTGCAACGCCTCCCAGTCTCCATCAAGCACAAGCTTCAGAATCGTAAGCGGAGAAAGCCCACGGTAAGTATTGAAAGGATTGTAATACTTAATCTGGATAACCTGATCCGGATAGATGATCATCTTTTTTCCGCTTGCGGTATATTCCCACGCAACAAGCCTACTATCTACAACCATCTCCTTCATCGTGTCGCCACGAACCGGCCACAAATAAACAGGAAGTCCTTTCCATTCTTGAGTATCCTTCACGATGAACGCTTCGCCATAAATATCCAATAGAGTAACAATCGATTCCCAAAGCTCATAACCGTCAATGTAGGGGTTTACGTCTTCAAGCAACCGAACAACCGGATTCGCCGGATTGTCTATTACTTTGCCGGACTGATCGTAAATAAGAAACGGAACCTGTGCGATATTCGTAGCCTTGGACCGTATCGCAGCATAAACAACTGTATGCTGTACATAAGGAGAGGTCAACGTCTCTGAACTATCAAGGCTAAACAGCTGTCGAATATAGGGAGAAGTAAGCGGATACCCTTCTTTTATGATTATATCCTTTTTCAACCCAAGCTTTGTCAGAATGCCCATACTCTAGGCCCTCCCCTTCGCACCGGCTCAAGCGCATAACGGACAGAATCGATTGCATGATTGTCTCGATCTTCCAGAATCGGAATAACTTCACCGGTGATTGAATTCCTTTTGTATCGGTAACACTTAAACTCGTTTCCCGTGTTTGGGCATCGAGGATGGATAACGATCCTATCAAACGCCTTTATCAACTCTACTCCTTCCTCGACACTCCCGGCCCCCTTTTTTGCTCCAACGATGTTGAACCCTCGTCTCGCAAGATACTGTATCGTGTCCGGCCGTTCTGAATCCGCAATGATCTTCCACTTGCGACTACCCGGTACAGTATCGTACAAACCCGGAAGATCGTCAATCTCCACTCCAACGCTATAGGCTTCATAATCTATATAGAGTGTGTTTTCTTTTATCCACATACGTATAAGAGTAGATGGGCCCTGCGCAAACCCAAAATCTGCACCGAAAAAAAACTCTGCATCTTCCGGCGTCTCGAACTCTTCAACCGAAAACTTGCCACGAAAAACCAGCGCTTCCGTGAACCGCCTCGGCTCTCCCTCCCACAACCAAAGATACTTTTCGTAGTCATGTTCTCGATCATGGAGTGCTTGCTTCTCGATCTCCTCAGAGATGAACGGATTGCTTTTATACGTGGTCTTAACCAGCAGCATACTATCATCGGCCTCTTTCACAAACCGCCGATAGGTCTCTCCTTCTTCATCGTCCGGGTTGAAGCTGACCCATATCTCACTCCCTCGCTTTCGGATTGTCGGTATCAAGTAGTCCCACGAATCCCGTGATACGTTCTCCGCTTCCTCAACCCAGCAGATATCAACCCC